TACGACCAAGTAATACGCGAATTTGATAGCTGGACACATGTTAGTATTTCTAATACAAAAGATGAAAAGCCCCGTAAAATGGCGCTAATTATTGACAAAAATGGGGCAAGACCATTCCCTAAAACTGAGGTTTAAATATGGCGTTACAAAAACTTTCATTTCGTCCGGGAATAAATAGAGAAGGTACTACGCTTGCCAATGAAGGCGGCTGGTATGACGGCGATAAGATTCGTTTTCGTTCTGGCTATCCTGAAAAGATTGGTGGCTGGGCGCTTGCGTCTAACGCGACTTTCTTAGGTACATGCCGTTCTTTATGGAATTGGATCACCCTGCAAGGCTTTAACTTGATGGGCGTAGGTACAGAGTTAAAGTTTTACGTTGAATTTGGTGGTACTTATTTTGATATTACACCTATCCGTAGGACAGTAACATTAAACGACCCGTTTGCCACTACAAACACTTTACCTATCGTCACAGTAACTGACGTTAATCACGGCGCTATTACAGGCGACTTTGTAATCTTCTCCGGTGCCGCTACTGTAGCTGGTTTAAACTTAAACAATGAGTACCAGATTACGTACGTTGATTCTAATACCTACACAATTACTGCTTCAGCAAATGCTAATGCTACTGTAGCTGCTGGTGGTGGCGCTTCTGTTGTAGCAAGTTATCAAATAAATAATGGTACTAACGTAGGCACATTGCAGGTTGGTTGGGGTGCAGGTCTTTGGGGCGGTGTAATTACAGGCGCTGCTCTTACTCAGTTAAATGGTGCTATTAATAATTCTGTAACTACAGTCATAGTGGATTCAACTACAGGTTTCCCTGCATCCGGCACTATTGCTATTGACTCAGAATTAATTACTTACACAAGTAAAACAGGCACTCAATTTAACGGGTGTGTACGTGGGGCATTAGGTACAACCGCTGCCTCTCATTTAGATAATACTCTGACTTACAATGCTAGTGGATACAATGGTTGGGGTCAGTCTATATCTCAGACATCTAGCAATCAATTACGTCTATGGAGTCAAAGTAACTTTGGACAGGACTTGTTGTTTGCTCCTATGCAAGGTGCGTTGTATTACTGGAGTCCCGGTACTGGCACTACCCCTGATATTACTACACGAGCAGTGTTAGTATCAGGTACAGACGTACCATCCATAATGAATGAGGTTCTTGTTTCAGATTCTTCTCGTATTGTTATTTGCTTTGGCTGTAATGATTACGGTGCATACGGCACAACACCGCAAGACCCTATGTTAATTCGTTGGTCTGCACAAGAGAGCTATACAAACTGGACACCAGCAATAACAAACCAAGCAGGTAGTTACCGACTGTCTCACGGTTCTAAAATTATCGGTGCGTTACAGACACGTCAAGAAATATTAGTTTGGACTGATGCGGCTATTTACGCTATGCAGTATTTGGGTCCACCTCTTGTATGGGGTTTTACTTTATTAGCTGACAATATTTCTATAGCATCTTCAAACGCTATGGCAACCGCCGCTGGTGTTGTTTATTGGATGGGCGTAGATAAATTCTATGTGTACTCAGGTCGTGTAGAAACATTACCTTCTTCATTACGTACTTATGTTTTTGAAGATATAAACCGTGATCAGTTTTCTCAGATTTTCTCTGGTACTAACGAAGGCTACAGCGAGATATGGTGGTTTTACTGTTCTACTAATTCCAACGTCATAGACCGTTACGTCATATTTAATTACCTTGATCGTGTATGGTACTACGGCACTTTGGGTAGAACTGCTTGGATAGATTCGCCTTTACGTGATTTTCCTACTGCGGCAACTTTAGGTAATCAGCTTGTCTATCACGAAGCGGCGGTTGATGATGGCACGACTAATCCGCCAAGCGCAATAAATGCTTATGTACAGTCGTCTGACTTTGATATTGGTGATGGACATAACTATGGGTTCGTGTGGAGAATGATTCCTGATATTACGTTTGATGGGTCAACTACACCTTCTCCTCTGTTCCCGCAAGTTAGCATGACTATGCGTCCAAGACAGAATCCCGGCTCGCCTTATGGCACTGCTCCATCACCGACTGTAACGACAACACAAAGTTATGGTGCGCAGAGTGTGTATAACGTGCAAGAGTTTACCGAGATTATTTATACCCGCATACGTGGTAGACAGATGGCGTTTAAGATTGAGTCTAATACTGTAGGTACACAGTGGCAGCTAGGTGTTCCACGTATGGATGTACGTCCTGATGGAAGAAGATAATGAGTACAGGAACTACAAGAGCGCCGTCATTACCATTTGCCCCTGTTGAGTACGATAGGCAGTATCAAGATACTCTTAACAATATATTACGACAGTACTTTTCTCAGATTGATAACGCGGGTCCGTCAGCAGCTTCAACGCTAAGACCTGATACAGCCACAGTTGTAGCAGCGTTAAACTTTAGTGAAGTAGACCAAGCAACGGGGTTAAGACGGATTAGCTGCCCAACACAGGTGGAGTACGCTGCGGGTAAGTTAAGAACTGGGGATATTTACTACGATACGTCTACGTACGTGCTTAAAATTACGCCTTAAAAGCATTAATAATGTTAAACTTTGACAAATTTCTCAGATTGAGGTAGCGATGAGCCTCCACGCACTAGCCAACCACTTGCAAGAAGCCGGACGCGGACAAGATAAAGTCCTAGTTCACATGACCCCTAAAGAAGTTAGTGGCCTTCAGTCACTTGCTATGGCACATGGCGGCTCCTTAACTGTTAACCCACAGACTGGCCTTCCAGAGGCGGGATTCTTATCGTCAATACTCCCAATGATTGCGGGCTTTGCGCTTAATGCATTTCTACCCGGTGTTGGAACAGCTGTTGGTAGTGCGCTTGGTGGGTTAAGTGGCGCAGCGGGTACTGGTATTCTAGTCGGTGGTGTTACTGGCTTAGCAAAAGGAAGTTTAAAAGACGGCATCATGGCTGGCTTGGGTGCTTACGGTGGTGCGGGCTTGAGCGAAGGGTTGGCTTCAGCGGGGGCGGATAAACTAGGAAATGGGCTAGGTGAATTTGGTTCAACAGCAGGTCAAGGCACTGGTGCCGACTATGCAAAGATGATGGCGGATAACAATATACAAGCCGTGTCTAATATGCCAAAAACCGTAGTAGACGCAAGTGGGGCTGGGGTTAATTCACTGAATAATGGTTTTGCAGGTTATCAAGCGCAAGGCCCATTTGCTAATGCTACAGGAACCAATGTGGCTCACATGTATGCGCCACAACCATCAGTATTACCCGGTTCTGCAGACACTTTACGGGCTGGAATAGCTAACCCAACTATTACTACTCCTGTTAACCCTGCTGATTACGCATACGACCCAATTAGCAAAGCTATTGGTGAAGGACAAATTAAAGCGGCTAATTCACCGTTTGGGGTTGGGGCTGATGTTAACTCTATGGCTCAGCAATACGCAAAACCAATTCAAGAAGCAGCCACATATCAAACTGGAACGTATACCCCTCCACCAAGCAAATTTGATAAGATTGGTGCTGGCTTTGATCGTGCAACTAGTAGCTTTGAAGGCGCTAAAGAAGTATGGAACGCAACCCCTAAAGGTACTGGACTTGGCTTAGCCGCAACCGGTATGAGCATAATGCAGGACCAACAAGAAGAAGCCGCCAGAGAAGCCGCCGCTGCCAATGCTGCCGCTGCCGCCGAACGTCGTGGAAGTTATCGCCCTTACGAATTCTCAACATCATTAGTAGACAATGCTTTTGCACCTAGAGAATCAACTTCTGAATTTGCTTACTTCAACGAACCTAGATATAAAGCCGGACCAGTTACAAAAGTAGCTAAAGAAGGCGGCATGATGTCTTTGGCAGTGGGTGGTCCAGTAGAAGAGATGTCTGCTCAAAATGCTATAAGCGGCAACATGATGTACCCACAGGCACAACTTCAAACTGACATGTACTCAAACCCTATGGTGCAGCGTCCAATGCCTAATAATGTAATCTCGTCTGGCATTGATACCCCTGTTGGTATGTACACTGGCGAACAAAGAATGGCTGTTGGGGGCATATCTAGTTTAGGTGGTTATTCCGATGGTGGTCATTTACTGAAAGGACCCGGCGATGGAGTTAGCGATTCTATTCCTGCTTCTATTGGTGATCGTCAGCCTGCTCGCTTGGCTGACGGAGAGTTTG